CGGCCTGGCCCAGGCGTAGTCGACACCCTCGGTGATCATCAGCGGTCGCCTCCTACTGGCTCGGCGACGGTTCGACCGTCGGGGACAACGATTCGGACGGGCTCGGCGAGGGTTCGTCCGGCTCGCGGCAGTTGTCGGCTACCCTGGCGGCGCCCTGCGCCACCTGCGTCACCCGCGCCAGATCAGTCGCCGAGTCGAGGAACTGCTGCGCCTCACCGATCCACCGGTCGCCGAGAACGCACCAGATCGGCAGGCCGGTCGCCGGGTCGACCCGGCCGGTGGCGGCGGGCAGCGCGGCCAGCCGGAAGTGCGCCACCGGGGCGCTGCTGTTGTCCGAGCAGGCCAGGTTCATCTGGTACCAGGCGGAGTTCTGCCCGATCAGCGGCGCCAGGAAGTACATGCTCTCGGCGTCGTAGCTGTTGTGGTCGCAGTCGTTGAGGCTGGTGGTGTCCATGTACCGCCACCAGTTCGTGCGGGTGACGCCGTTGACGGTGATCGGGCCGACGATGTACGCGTACACCTCGCGGCGGGTGATGCCCTCCACCAGCGCAGCGATGCCGCCCTTGCCCACGCCGGCCGCGTTGGCGTCCCACAGGAACCGGGCCGCGCCGGCGCTCGCGTTGTGGACGCAGGCGTACGACAGGGTGTCGTTCGGGTTCCGGGAGTAGGCCAGGCACATGCCCTGCGCGGTGTCGATGTGCGGGGTCGCCACGAGCAGCGACACGATCGACTTCAGCTCGGCCTTCAGGGACCAGGTGGTGCCGTCCGGGCGGGTCACCGTGTCGATGCCGTGCTGGTAGCCGAGCAGGAACGGCGGCCCCACATGACCGGCCAGCGTCACCGTGTACGTCGTATCCGCGCTGTTCACGGTGCCGTCACCGAACGCGTCGTAGGCGACCGGTAGCCCGTAGCCGCCGTCCGGCTTCTTCTGCGAGTAGATCTTGTTGAGCAGGGCGCGGCCATACGTCGTGTCGTAGCCGTTCAGCCGGAACTCGGCCTCGAGGGCCCACGCGTAGGTGTTGGTCCGCTGATTGCCGTCGTCGGTCGCCTTGAACCGGTTCAGCGCCTGCACGGCGATGGCCCGCCACTGCTCGGCGCGGGTGGGTGGGCCGGCGGCCACGGCCGGCCGCGCGGCGTGCAGGGCGCATAGAAAAGCCGCGGTGAGAACCGCGGCCAGGACCCGAGAAACTGGGCGTCTTCCCCTCAATCGGGATCTTCCTCTCATGAGACGGCCCAGGCGTTACGCCGCCTCGTAGGTGATGGTGAATTCGAGGAAGTCGGTGTTGGCCCAGACAACGGGCAGGGTGGCCTGCAGCTGCGTGTGCCCGCTGGCCTCGACCGCCGTGAGAACCGTCGGCGACACCGCGGTGACCACGGCGATGCCCGCGTAGTGCCCGGTTGACGTGCCGGAGGCGTCCCGCATGTACGCGCTGCCCACGTAATCGGTGCTTCCGGACGCGGCGACCGGCAGCGAGAACGAGTAGGCGCCGGTGCCGAACGTCGAGGTCGACCCGAACACGACCTTGATGGTGGCGACGACCAGCTTGCCGACCTGCTTGTAGCGGCCGGTGATCGTGCCGTTCCCAAGGCTCGGCGCGGTGCCGGTGCTGGTCCAAACCGGCACGTATGACGTCCACGCCGCGAGCTGAGCGGCCATATCGGCATCGATGTCGCTGGCGGTGTTCTGGATGTGCTGCCAGATTTGGGTGTTGTCGGTGCTCGCCGGGAAGCGGTAGCCGCGGTTCGCGGTGGTCGGCATCAGGTGCTCCTCGTCCAGTTGAGCGTGAGCGTGAACGCGCTCGACAGCGACGAGCGGCCGGCGAAGATGACGTACGGGCTGCCTGAGGAGTCGAATAGCGCCAGGCCGCCCGCCGTGCCGTCGACTAGGGCCTGCCCCCAGGAGGTAGGGATGGTGAAGTTGGCGATCTGACCCCACTTCAGCCGCGGCCCGGTCGTCGAGGACGTCAGCGTCGGCGCTCCGGCGGGCCGCTTCGACTGCGTCACCAGCCACAGGGTGGTGGACTGCGCGGCGGTGATGCCGCCGGCGCTCTTGCGCCCTACCCGGATGGTGGCGGAGGTGACGGTGGCGCCGACCAGCGAGCGCGGCTTGGTGCCGTAGAAGGCGCATCCTCGGTGTAGACCGTTGCCGCCGTACTGGCCCTGGTAGACGTCGTCGTTGTCGAAGCGCCACCCCACAAACACCGTGCTGCGGTAGGAGCGGGTCTCCACCGGGCTGACAACCAGCCGGCCGCTGACGCTGGTCGGCTTCGGTGGCGGCGGGGCCGGGTTGTCCAGCGGCACGGCCGGGGCGGCGGTGTAGTACCGCTGCACCACGAACCATTCGGACCCGAACCGTTGGACCAGGCACACGTCTCCGACAGCGACGGTGAGGTCCCTGGCCACCTGGCAGGACACCTCGATGCCGTTGATGACGAACGTCGCAACCCCGGCGCTCTTGACAGAGGTGGCGTAGGCGAGGGTGGCCCGGACGCCCGTCAGGTCCCTGCGTACGCGAGCGAAATCGGCCATCAGGTCAGCCGCCTCACCGTCAGCGCCTGCGCCCCGCCAGCGGCCGTGTAGGGCAGCGACAGCGCCTCGACGGAGCACAGCAGGCCGGCATAGGGGTCGGCGGTGATGCTCACGACGTCGCCCGCCTGGACGCGCGGATCAGGCACCATGACGACCTGGAAGGCTTGCGAACTGGTCCGCGCCAATCGGGCCAGCACCGTTGCGGCGGCCTTGTTGCACTGGGCCACGGTGGTCAGCAGCGGCGACGAGTAGAAGAACGGCACCGGCAGGGGGTTGAAGTCGGAACCATACGCCTTCGGCCCGGTCGCCAGGAAGGCCACACCTTGGACCTGCGTGCCGTCGGAGGCGGTGCCGCGCGCCACGACCGCGTTGTAGCCGCCGTCGCGGGTCGAGGATCCGGTGGCGGTGATGACGGTTCCACCGGTGCCATCGGTCAGGGTCAGCACCGGCGTCAGCGACTGGTCCGCGGAGACGACCGACAGGTAGCCGTCCTCGGTGACGTACGCGTCGGCCGGCCATGCGTCGATCAGGTCGAGGGCGGCCTGCAGCCGGTCCTCGTCGTAGTTGATGTTCGCGGGGACAGCCCGGTCGGTCAGCGCCGCATCCACGACCACGGTCAGGGCCGGCTCCACCAGGCCGCGCAGCGTCGACACCAGCGTGCCGGACGGCTGGTAGGGCGAGACGAGTCGGGCTTCGTCGACGAGGGTGAGCATGCCGACCGCGTTTACGGTGACAGTGTCGTCGTCGGCTTGCGAGTCCTGGATGACGAACCAGCCGCGGGGTAGCCATTCGGTCTGTCCGCCGCCGATGTCGACGCCGAGCTCGACGTGGAGGCGTTGCCCGTTGGCGGCGAGCGGATGATCGTCGGCGATCGGGGTCCAGTCGATGCCGTTGGCGCGGCGCGGCACGGTGAGGGTGACCCGTTCGGGGACGCGTAGGCTCCGGTCGACCTCTTCCCGGCCCGCGGCGACGGGCACGTCATCGGACAGCAGCTGGTCGCCCAGCCAGGACTGCACCCGTACCCGGTAAGTGAACGACCGTCCGAGCACACTGGCGACGGTGTCCGACGCGGTGATCATGTCCAGTCCGGTGCTTGGGCGATGGCGAGCAGAGTGGCGTAGTCGGTGTTCAGCGTCGCCAGCGTGCCGGTGGTGCCGTAGAAGTCGTAGATGTCCTGCAGGGTGAAGCCGGTCGCCTCCAGCGCGGTGGCCCAGCCATCGACCTCGGCGACGGTCAGGTCCCACAGCCGCCGCTGGTCGGAGCCGTCCTGCGACCAACGGCGTTCCGCGACCTGCTTGACGGCGATGTAGGAGTCGACCCCGTCGTAGCCGCCTGCCTGCCGGATCTGGATGATCGCGTCGGTGGCGTCGGACAGCAGCGCCCGCAGGTTGTTGGCGCTCGACGTGGTCTCGGTGAAGAGCGTCATCGTGGACTCGTATTGGCCGTACTCGCCGGACACCACCACGTTGCGGCCGCCGACCTTGTACACGGTCGCCTGCCGGTCGTAGGTCTTGGCGTCCCAGGCCATGATGACGACCTCGGCGGCCAGCCCGCCGATGGCGTCGGACAGGGCCACCTTCCCGCCGTCGAGGATGTACGTGGTCGGTCCGGTGGAGTACTCGGCAACCCCGTTGACGACCGCCACGTAGGTGACCGGGACGCCGAACGGCAGCTCCGCGTCGACGCGCAGGAACGACGGGTCGGTGACGTCGGTGGCGGCGCCGGCCCGCACGAGGGTGCGCACGCCGCCGACCTGCCGGTAGATGCTGACGTCGTCGCCGAGGGTCAACCCAGTCACCGAGACGAGGACCCGGTCCGGGTAGTCGTCCTGGGTGACGGCGGAGATCGCGGCGGCTGGCCGGATCAGCAGCGCCAGACCCTTGCTGACCGCGGACAGTCCGCCGGTGACGACGAACGACCCGGCGGTCAGGTTCGTCGCGGTGGTCTGGATCTGGTAGTCCCACACCTGGCCCGCGTCGTTGCCGGTGATCGAGAACGTCTCGGCGATCTCGGTCATCCCGGCGAGGGTCGCCACCGACGTCCAGTCGTCCTGCTTCCAGCCGGCCACCACGAGGGCGTGGTTGTCGGCGGGGACGGTCAGCGCCGGGTAGTTGATGTTCTGCGCTGAGGCGTTGCTCAGGATCGCCGCGACGATGTTCCCGACAGACGGCTCATTGCCGTGCCACGTGGCGGCCTGCGCGAAGTTGTCATCACCCGCGGCGCCACCGGTGAAGGTGACCACCGGCGCGGCCTCACCAGCCGCGGCGATCTTGGCCAGGATGCGCTCGTTGCCGTTGTCGGCAACCACCTGGTAGCCAGGCGACGTCATGGTGGCGGCGGTACCCCGGATGGAGGCGTGCACCAGGACGATGTCCCCGGCCTGCGTGGAGGCGTGCAGCGGCGGCGTCAGCGTGGGGGCGTTGTTGCCGGTCTGGGCAGCGCCCGCACCGACGAAAGTAATCGTCACGTCAGCGCCTGCCGACCTTGGCGCGCCACGCCTGCCGGTCGGAGGCCGCGGCGATCCGCTGGTCCGTCCAGGCGCGGAACGGCCGCCCGTCGAGCAGGATCGTGTTCTCCACGGTCGCGGACACCTGCGCCGGCCCAC